CAGCTGCAGCAGAACACATTAAGGCTGGTAATAAATCATCCGAACTAACCACAAAATATGATGGTTCACCAGCACTTGTTTATGGTCATCATCCAAAGACTGGTAAATTCTTTGTTGCATCAAAGTCCGCTTTCAATAAGACACCAAAGATTAACTACACACCAAAAGATGTAGATATGAATCATGGCCACGCACCTGGTCTGGCCGCAAAGTTAAAAGATGCACTAACGCATTTACCTAAGATTGCACCTAAGAGTGGTGTGTATCAAGGTGATATGATGTTTGGTACAGACAAAGAAGATAAGAAAACTGAAAAGGGTGGTGGCACATCGTTTCATCCTAATCCTTCTGGCCTAACATATACTGCACACGGAACACACGAAGGTGGAGTTAAGAAGGCAAAAATTGGTGTTGTAACACACTTATCATATCAAGGTAAAGATGCTGCAAGTCTAAATGCATCACATGAAGTTGACCATGAAAACTTCAACAAACACTCTGATGTATTCTCTGTTGATCCAAGAATGGACACATCAAAGGTACATTTCAGTCCAGAAGAACAAAAGAAATTTAGTGGCCACATTGCAGCTGCACAGGCGGTGCATGATACACATGGTGGCGATATGTATGCTGGCACTAGTGACCATCACGGCGTTGGTGGTTCATTAGAAACTTATATTAACCACACTGTGCGTACAGGTGAAGAATCTAACCATAAAAACTTTAAGTCTTGGCTGGAAACAAACAAAAATAAAGCAATTGACAAACTTAAAGTCGAAAAGAACAAGAAGGTCAAACAATCAGCTTTAAAAGATGAATTGGGTAAAGTTGAACGTAATAAAAAACACTACAATAATCTTTTCAAAATGCATGGTGAGTTGCAGAAGGCTAAAGATACACTTATTGGTGTTATGAATCAACACCAAGAGTTTCAACACACACACGGCGGAGAATCTGCGAATCCTGAGGGATATGTTTTTCATCACGGTAAAGAATCGGATAAATTAGTTAATCGTGCGGAGTTCTCCCGTAGAAATTTTGCTGGAATAAGAAACATATGAAAAAGTTTTTAGAAAAACTACACGAAGATGCTCAAACTCACACACCAGTTGTGATGGCATTTGGTCGCATGAATCCACCAACTATTGGCCACGCCAAAGTGGTTGATAGAGTGAAACAACTTGCAAAAGACTACAAAGCACCACACCACGTTATTGTGTCACATTCTATGGACACAAAGAAGAATCCATTAGACATTGCGAGTAAAATCAAACACGCAAAGAGATTTTTCCCTGACACAAACATTACCGGTTCAAGTAAAGAGAAACCAACATTTTTACAACATGCAGCTGCACTACATCAAGCAGGCCATGACCACTTGATAATGGTTGCAGGCTCAGACCGTATTCCAGAATACGAACAAAAATTGAATCAGTATAATGGAGAAGGTCCAGGAAAGTTATTCAATTTCAAAAAGATAGAAGTTAAATCTGCTGGTCAACGTGACCCCGATGCAGAAGGTGCAGAAGGTATGTCTGCTTCCAAGATGCGTGACCATGCAAAGAGTGGTGATTTCAATTCGTTCAGACAAGGTGTTCCTGCACATGTTCCAGACAATCATGCTAGAGCATTGTTTCGTGATGTTCGTAAAGGTATGGGATTGAATGAAGAATTCAATCGTGGACTATTTAAAGCAATCTTTGTGACTGGTGGACCAGGTTCAGGTAAAGACATTATCATACGTGAAGCAATTGCTGAGAGTAAATCAGTAGAATTGAATTCAGTACAAGCATTTGACTTATTGATGGACAAACAAAAACTGTCCGAAAAAACAACCGACTATCGTAGAGAAGCTATTCGTAACCGTGGTCCACTAATTATTAATGGACCTGCTGATGACCATACTAGAATAATTACCATTAGAGAAGAACTAGAAGAATTTGGTTATGAAACTGTTATGGTATTTGTTGATACAACCAATGAAGCCAGTAAAGAACGTAATGAGAAGTTGACCAAGTCAATTTCAGAATCAGTTAGATATGATAAGTGGCAATTAGCACAAACTTCAAAAGAAGCATATCGTCAGAATTTTTCCAATTTTATAGATTTCAATAATAGTTCAACCTTCGAAGAAATTCAAGAAGACATTACTGACACTTACGGAAAAATAAATAGGTTCATCGAGGACAAAAATTACAATGAAATTGCGTTCTCTTGGTTGGAAAGTCGTGGTAAAATTAGTATCACATCATTATTTAAGGAAAATGAAAATGTTAAGAAAAATTCTAGATTTTTTGAAAGTTACAAAACCAAACGCACCAGTGGAAGTCCAACTCTCAACACCGGTACCGGTCCAAGAGCCGAAGGTCCAGGAAGTGAACTCCCAGATAATCGTGCAGGAGACAGTAACGCCGACAACATCAAGTGGGACGGAAACAAAAAGCGAGGAAGTTACACCTTCAAAACCTACAGTGAAGAAGGCCCCAGCCTCAAAGTCAGTCCAATCCCCAAAGAAGACAACTTCTCCAAGGACAAGGAAAAAGTAAAACGTAATCGTTTCAGAGATTCACCAACTGTTAATCAGCGTATGAGAAACATAACAACAGTTGGTCCAGAATTTGATACACGCCAACAGGGAACAGTATACCCTATGTCTGGTCTAGGCGATGTAACATATAGAGAACATGTGGATTTCAAAAACTTTAGAGAATCACACAATGATCCTGCCGATTCTGAAATGGGTGTATTTGGTGTTTTAGGTGGTGCAACAAATAAAGAACCAATGGAAAATCCAAGAGATAAATTTGGTTCAAGTTCAATAAAGAAAAAAAAGAAATGAAAAAATTCACAGAGTTTGTAAGAGAATCTACACCAGAAACATCACACCATGATGCTCAAGAAATCAAACGTCAAAAGACACACTTGATGGACAAAGCAAAAGAGTATGGTGACCAAGCACAAAAAGAAAAACATTTCGGCCACGGTGGCGCAGCAGAAGCTAAGGGTGAGACCATGGTTGCAGCTGCAAAAAATATTAAAGGAGATTAACATGATAAACTTAAAAAAGAACGATGCACTTGCTGATGCGGTAAAAGAAATTTTACAACAAGAGGCACTAAAAGGCAATCAACATTTAATTGATAAAAATAAGAACAATAAAGTTGATCCAGAAGATTTTAAAATTCTTCGTGGTGAAAAGAAAACCGTCAAAGAAGAAGAAACTGTTGATGAGGGTATTAAAGATATTGCCAAGAAAGCTTTCAAAGCTTTGACTGGTGGTTCAGATGAGGACCAACTTAAAGCTTTACAAAAAAGAGCAGGTGCACCAGTAACTGGTAAGAAACCCACTCCTCAAAAAGAAGAAGTGGAACAGATTGATGAGTTGTCAAAGTCAACATTAAGTTCTTACATGGATAAGAAAAAAACTGAATACATGAAGGGCAAAACTCAGTCCGGTTCAAAAGAAAATGCCAAAGACATACAGAACATGGGTAAAGCTCACGACAAGATGAAGAAAGAAGAAGTTCAACTAAAAACTTTGAAACAATTCAAAGAAGGTTGGGACGATATGCTAGCTGACGTTAAGAAACGTGGCGAACCACAACCAAACGGTGGATCAGGTAAAAAACAAGGTTCTGCATATGGTGGTTCTAAACAAAAAGACAAGCCAGAACAGGACACAGAAAAAAAGTAACTGAGGCAAAGGGACCAACCAGTCAGGAAGACGGACCTTTTGTCTCTAGTATTAATGATACACACGATTTAAAACCACTGAACCATGCAAGGTACTTGGCCAAAAAATCTTTAAATAGAGTTCAAAAAGAAATGATGAACAAATAAGGCACAATAATGAGCAAAGCACAAACATTAAAATCCGTACTTAAAAAAGGTGGTGCCGAAAAACCGTCTTTTGGAACCAATCCTTGGGATCCATGGTCTGCAAAAGCAAACATTGCGGAAGATGCTGTTTTGGATCAATATTTGACTTCTAGAGGTATCAATCCAAAACATGTTTCTAAAGACCAAAAGGTTGCACATTCCAAGATGGGACAATTCATCAAATGGAAAAGAGACCACATGTCTGAAGCTGTGGATAGAAAAGATACTATTACTTTTGACATTCCTTTATTGATTCGTGTTTTGGAATTTACTAGAGAAGATTTGAAGACTGATATCAACTTACACAAGATGGTTGAAAGACTATTAAACATTCGTGGTAAAGGCACATTGACCATGAATGAATATGGTAAAATTGTCAAAGAAGAATATGCGGAAGAAGAAGTAGAACAGATTGTTGAAATAACAACTACTGGTTATCACAAAGCTGCAATTAAGAGTAGACAAGATGCTGCTGTTAAAGTCATGTCCAGTATGGGTAAAGACAAAGCAGCAAAAACAAAACTTGATGCTCGTAATCGTGGATTAAAACGACTTGGTGATAGAACATCAGCCGAAATGAAGAAGGCCAATTCTGGTCCACAAAAACCAGTACACCATCCAGCCAGCAGTATGAGTTCACCACAAGCATACTATGCATCTAAGAAACCAGGTGAATACACTGGTGATTCTGTTCAATATTCAGCTGATACTAATGTTATTTCTGAAATCAGTTCAGAAACATTGCAAAGTTATAAAGATAAAGCAATGAAGTCTTCTGATGATTTGGCTTCAAAAGGTGAATATAAAAAATCAAACGACCGTTTGTTAAATCACATGAAGGCCACAGGCAAACAAATTGACAAGACAACTGCTTCGATTAAAAAATCTTTAAATAAAGAAAATACACAAGACCCGATGGCCGCATCA